AAGGAGTATTTGCGTGAGTACCTACGTAAGGAAACCTAAAGTTATTGAAGCAATCCAGTGGAAGGGCGACTTAGAAAAGGTTAAAAAGTTTGTTACAAAAGATGTAACTTATCTGAGTGTCCGCGATAATTCTGAATTATTTATGATGACTTCCAATGGCGGTTGTTGGTCTGCAAGACTTGGTGATTATATATGCCGTTATGCGGACAATAAGCACTTTATTTTTGAACGAGGAAGTTTTGAAAGGGAGTATGACCGTGCGTAATCCGAATCGCATTTATCCTATTTGTAATAAAGTCGCTGAAATTTGGTCAACTGTTCCAGACTTACGATTTGGACAGCTGATGATTGATTTCATACGTGACTTTGAAGCAAGAGGCCTAAATCCTTTTTATGTTGAGGATGAACAGTGGGTAGAACTGCTCGATCAATATATTAAAAACATCACAAATACCTAATCTCACTGACATGGCTGTGGCTACAAGGCGCGGAAAGTGAGCGGTAACCCTAACCCCATAGAACTGAAACGATAGGAACTTTGGGTTGAAATAAAGCATCAATGCAAGAGATTAGGGTACTACGAGAATTATATATATAGATAGTGTGGCCGGACTCCCTGTGGCCCGTTACGTTATAGGTTGACACAGGGGAAGCTTCAACGGGATGTAGTTCAGTTGGTTAGAGCGTCACTCTGATAAGGTGAATGTCGGTGGTTCGAGTCCACCCATCCCGACCACACGGGCGGGAAGCTCGAAGGTGCGCATGCAGGCCGATGCGGCCGTGAGAGTAAAAGCCAGCGCAGATAACCCGTAGGCTACCCGTGACCATGCCCTACTACCCCAACTGGCAGAGGGATCCGGCTCAAACCCGGTTCAGTCTCGGTCCGAATCCGAGGTAGGGTACCATTGGCGTAGTTTTTGAGATCAAGCCAAACCTCTAAAAATCCTTGTGCTCTGAGTATTAACTACACAACCAGAGGGGTAATCACTATTTAAGGGAGATAAAATTATGTGGTTCGCTTTTGATATTGCAAAAAGTATTGCTGGTATTATTATTGGCGGCGGTTTGCTAGTTTGTTATACCGCGCTTGCGGCAACACTGATGAATGATCTTGAAGAGAAATACTTCCAAAAGGAAGAATAATGCCCTAGTACCAGAATTTGGAATATGGACAGCCCTCAGAAGGCTGGGTCTGTGGGTTCGACTCCCACCTAGGGTACTAGCGCAACTAATATGAGCCGTTTTGGAGTTAATTGATCCTCCTGTTCCAGTTAATAACATGCGATGCGGTTCTGCAAAGAACCAAAAGTGGTTGCGCTTATAGGTCGGTGGTGTAAAGGATAGCACAGCGGTCTCCAAAACCGTTAGTCTGGGTTCAAGTCCTAGCCTTCCTGCTTAGAAAGGATAATATGATGCTTTATAATCAAGGATATATTGAAAACATATGTGAACAATGTAAAAATTGTGACAATTTAAAAGTTGTATCTTTAGATATGGGTGGTCATCATTATTATGCTTGTGGGAAATTTCCTTTAACCAATCCGGATATAGAATGTCCGGCGAAATCCGCCATAGTTAATGGTTCAAATTCTGCTAGCAAATAAACAATAGAAGTCCCGCAAGGTGAAAGCGTTCCAATAGGATGTTCGGCGGATTGTATGGGGCCATAGTGATAACGGTCAGCACTGTTGCTTCGCAAGCAACGAGTCGGGGTTCGATTCCCCGTGACTCCACCAGCCTGGCAAGGTGGCATCTAACTTCGCAACTAGTCGTAACTAGCCAAATCCACAAATATTGCGGTGAGTTGTCGGACTCTCATTAAAAATGTCCGATCCATGGGGGTGTAGCTCAATCGGTAGAGCGCCTGCCTTGCTTGATAGACTTACAAGGTACAATATGAGTACAAAATATCTTGGAAATTTAACAGAATTACAATGTATTACACGATTTTATGAACTGGGCTATCCAGTATCAATCCCTTATGGGGACAGCGAAAAATATGATATGATTTTAGATGTAAATGGAAAATTATATCGGTTACAATGTAAGCACGCTAATCCTCATATAGAAGATGAGATTGTACAGTATATTACTATTAAAACAGTATGGCAATCAGGTTATACTAAAAATAGTTCTTATCAACGCAATCAATATACTAAAGAGGATTGTGATTACTTTGTAACTCACTACGAAGGTAAAAATTATTTAGTACCTGTAGAACAGTGTTCTAATGAAAAAAATTTAAGAATTGTTCCGCCTAAAAATGGTCAAACTAAAGGAGTTAATTTTCTTAAAGATTTCGTAGATGAGGAGGTGTTAAAATCCTTGTAAGCATTGTCGGGTAAAGCAGGAGGTAGAGGGATCGTAACCCTTCACTTCCACACAGTCCTGTACCCTTGAAAAACTCGTATCAACTCCTTTAAAGGAGCGTGGATAAGCAGGACTAACCGAAATAAAAGGGTAAGAGAATAAGGTTATTTATGCGTCCGATCCTCGTCGGCCGGGGACGGGTCTGCAAAATCCGCGTTAGTGGGTTCGACACCCACCGGACGTTCCATGCGACGTATGTAGTAGCCGCTATAAAAAGAAGAAAACATCTTTATAGGGTAGGGGATAGGAAGACTTGAGTTTACAAGGAAGTTGAATCCAGCCACTATAAATGAGTCCTGATGCCCATGATACTAATGGACCATGCGTGAATGCGGAAAACAACGGACACCGCTAAAAAGTATCTGAAACGCTAGGCAATTTGGTAGCTAAACCGGACAAGCGCGCCGGACTTGCCTCGAAAGCAAAGTGATCTGAAAGGATTGGGGAGCATGTCCTCTGGCTATCGCCATTTTAGGAGGAATTATGGATGCAAGATTGATTAAACAAAAACCGATTCATATTCATAAAGAGTTCCCTGCACATGAATGGGAATTAGATGAATATGGAGAAGTTGATGAATTTGCAATGTCGTACGATTTTCATAATGGCCCCGTATGTAGAAATTGCGGATATTCTTTTTGTGAATTTTGTTATCCGGATGGATGGAAGGATAAGTCGTGCGTAATTGATGAAGACCACTGTCCTAACTGTAACCGTTTGGTTACGAATCTCAGTAATTATTGTTCGATTTGCGGGCAAGCATTAAATTGGGAGAAAGATGATGGATGAATATTGGCTAATGAGTACTGCTATGCGCTATGATGAAGGTTACGGTACATTTTGTGCTAACGCTGATGAAGCATATGGCGAATGGTGCTTAATGAATAATTGGCTTGATAAAGATGGTACTCGCGCTAAAATGGGTGACTATTCTGCGGGAGAATATATTCTTGGACTAAGTTTACTCGATGATTTATTTAATTTGTAGGAGGATCCCGGTGTGGACTGGGGCTCGCCTGGAAAGCGAAGCGATCGCGTAAGCGGTTGAGGTTCGACTCCTCCCTCTTACGCTTTATAGAAAGGAAGTTATTATGGATTATTCTCAAACTGGTTGGCTCGATCCTAAAGGTAAGCTCTATCCTGCCGACTATATGGAACATTATTCTGTATCAGAAGACATTATTGAGGAGCAGGGCTTTAAACGTGAGCCAGGCGAACCTCTTGATGATGTTCTGATTAAGAATGGTTATGTCCGTATTAGTATGCAGAGACTTCTTAGCTTTGGTTTAGTTTTTGGTTTTCCCCATCACGATGTTGAAGAGGAATGGAATGGAAAGACTTATACTTTTCATTCACCTTATGTTTCACCGCAACAGCGTGAATATCTTCGTAAGCTTTACGAAAATTGTCGTGATATAATTTCTGAATTTGCGCGTCTTGATTTACAGACAGCAAAGATTATCACGGAAGAAGAATATTGGGAATGGATGAAAGAAGTAGATCCAGAACAATATAAACATTATCATATTGAGGAATGATGTAATGGCAGCGTGTCTGACTCTGACTCAGATCGTCTAGGTTCGAATCCTAGTTCCTCAGCTTTATGCGGTGGCGGAATAGGTAGACGCTAACAAATTACAGTTCCACGGCTCTTGGCGTATGAGCGTAAGGTCGATGCTCTGTTAGACTATGTAAGGTGCAAATCCTTACTCGCATATAAATGTGGTGGCGGAATAAGTAGACGCAAGATGGCTTGAGATAGGATATAGAGGAAGAGAACTATGATATGTAGAGGCTCCTATCATGTAAGGTGTAAATCCTTACCCACATTCATTATACTATAATGGAGTGATGCTAATGCATACAACCGCAGAGAAACGTCATAATGATTGGAAAAAGGCTATTCGTAAGTGTCGCCTTGATCGTGAACTTGACGCTTCAAATCGTAATCACAAAGACATCTATCCCCATTTACATCAGTATAGTAAGAACAAAATTCATTGTTCTTGCCCACTCTGTAATCCAAAAACCGCAAAAACCAAAAAGCCCTATGGGCATGGAGGAAGAAGCGGAAAGAATTGGTCACCTAATGATCAACGTAAAATTGAGGATATGAAAGAGCAAAGTCAAGAATTTGACAATGAGTGAAATTTATAGTATAATTATTTCAGAAAGAGAGAAATGGTATACATAAGAGGCAACTTGAAAAAGTTTGTTGCAAAACGATTAAAATAAACTATCTCTTTCTTGCGGCGAAAGCCGCATTATCGGGGTGTAGCTCAGTTTGGCTAGAGCGCGCGCTTCGGGAGCGTGAGGCCTTGGGTTCGAGTCCCAATACCCCGACTGGCCGAGACATGTCAGCAACTATTTTCTTAATAAGCTTTTCTGTTTGCTATAAAGAAGCGGGTCGGCTCCGTGGATATGAACATGTCTAGTTTTTAGTAATTATGATAGACCACGATCAGCAAAACTTACAATAATTGGTAAAAGTGTTGAACTTAAAATTCATAAACTGAGTGGGTTCAAGTCCCACATAATTGATGGTCTAGCTTATATAAAAGACTCCTCAGCAACCATATATTTCTGAAGCAGCCATTTTTGCTTTGTAGTTCAAAGGTAGAATACCCGCCCGATAAGCGGGAGATGTGGGTTCGATTCCCAATGTTACGGAGTCTAGATTTTTCGCCGCACTCGCGGCACTTTTTATAAGAAAGGAATTTTAAATGAAACTTATTCTTTTAAATAATAAAGAAAAGAAGGCACTAACAAGACTTTTATATAATTATATAAGAGCTGGTAATTGTCCATATGAGCTAACTACAGTTTTAGAGAAAATAAGTGTTTCCGAATATGAAAGAGCCTTTGGAATTATGAATAGAGAGGATAAGTAAAATGCTTTATAAGGTTAAATTCGAACATCATTATTCTAATGAAGAAAATGAGTATACGTGTCATGAATATCTTATGCAGGTTGCATCTTTTGCAACTATTAGTAAGCGGCTAACAAAGCTTCATCGCGAAGGATATATTCATATTATGTCCGCGGAAGAAGTAAGATTGTATGATGGCGATTTTATTGATATTACTAAAGGTTATGGGCCTGTAGCTTAATAAAGGATAATTGATATGTTTTATAAAGTATATTTAACTTATACCGATGGTATTCATCGTCATTATGTAACATGTATTACCAAAGCCTGCGATTCAGAGGATGCAGAAGAAAATGTTAGACGTGCATATAAGAGTTGTGAAATTGAAATGATTGAGCCATGGAAATTTAGGGGAACAGATGTTATTGAAGTAAGTGCTTTTAGATGTATATGACAGTATGGTGGAGTTGGTAACACGCCGGATTGCTAATCCGAGACCACTCGCAAGGGTGCGCAGGTTCGAGTCCTGCTACTGTCGCTTAAAGTCGGTAAACAATTACGATTGTCTTACCGGATTGTGTGGGGATCCCGCGCAAGCAAGGCAGGCGCGAAGTCTGTACAGGAAGTCTGAGGTAGGACGCTATTTTGGGCTTCCTTATTTAAAATAAAAGGAGAACTATTATGCGTCAGAGAGTTATGGTAACTCCAATTGAAGAACTTAAAAAGCAAGGTAAACCAAAGAGTTGCCCATCTTTTACTATTAACAAGCCGGCTCAGAACATTACTCCTGAAGAGGAGCGTAGAATGCTAGAGGATTTATTTGAAGAAATGCGACAAGATCGTATCGCTCGCATTCCAAAGGATCATTATTGTGAGTAATATAGTCCCCTGGTGTAATGGCAGCACATGGGACTTTGACTCCCATAGTAGTGGTTCGAATCCACTGGGGACTGCTTTAAGGTGATTTAAATGAGTAAACTTCCAAAAAGATTATCTTTTCTTGATGCAGATGTAAAGTCTGCTGGAGACGTTGTCTATCCTGAATTTAAACCATACTTTTCTAAAGATGGCATAGTAGATCTTCGACCTGCCCATCATGGCTTATTTGAACCGGAAGATGAAGAGCTTCAACAAAGTCATGGTCGAGCAATTTGGGATGAATTTGGATGGTCACGCGACAAGTGGGTGTTTTAAATGAAAGATAATGAAAAGCAAAAAGAAAAGGAAAAGGAATATTTACCTTTTGAACCTTTTTATAGTAAATCTGATAATTATGCTGAAGGTATGGCACATCGACTCTTTGATGATACACCTGAACAGATCTCTCATGGACTAGCTCCCTGGGATGAATATGGTTGGTCACGAGATGGATGGACAATTTAATATTTGACTTTTATCAAAATTTCTGATATAATTTATACATCAGAAAGAGAAAGTGAGGAGAATGTTATGGATATAGGTTCTGGCGCAGGATTTCCGGCGGCAGCTTTATCTAACTTTGCTCCTCATTCTTTTGTTATTGATGGAGTGGAATGTGCTTCTATGGAAGGCTTTTTGCAGTCCTTGAAGTTTTCTAATCCGGAAATGCAAAAAGAAGTATGCAAATTGGTAGGCAAAGCCGCAAAGTTTAAAGGCAAGAAAAAGAAGTGGTGGAAAACCCAAACACTTTATTGGCAAGGTCAATCTTATAAGAGAGATAGCCAAGAATACCAAGACTTGCTTGACCGTGCATTTGATGCTTTAGCACAAAATACTTCTTTTCAAAAAGCATTACTTGCAACTAAAGATGCAGTTTTAACTCATAGTATTGGCAAACGCAAGAAAGAGGAAACTGTACTAACAGTTCAAGAATTTACTTCGCGATTAACTCAGATTCGCAGACGCTTAATGGAAAGTAACCGGTAGTCAGAAACCATAGAGGTCTAAGGCTCAACTGGCTATTTGGTGTGAAAGTGGGTTCGCGCATAAGAATGGGCTTATGCGCTACCACGGACATAGAGAGGAACATAAATGACCCCTAATGAAGTTGTATGGTACGCCAATCATAAATATGGCGAAATGGCTTATATAGTAGAAACCAAAGACGCATATTTAATTTTTACCACAGAATCGCAATGGCGAATCTACAAAAAAGATAAAGAACGATTTGGTACTTATTGTTTATATCATATGAATCATATTGAAGGCGCTGAAAAAGGCTTTCATGTTCAGTGTAAGATGCCAAATTGTTCATGCCTAACTTACATTGCGGTAATGCATGATAAGTGTAAGAGAAAGCAACTTCCACTTAAGGGTGACACACACGAATACAATGATTTTCAAAATCAATGGCATTTGTTTCGTTTAGGACGAGAGATTGAATCAGATATCGCCGCATGGGACTATATGACAAAAGATATACCTGCGGCAGAAAGGAATTGACTATGGCGCATTTTTATCTGGTATGCGGAATTAGTGGCGGCGGAAAGACCGTCCTCGGAGAACGTATTGTAAAGAAGAATCCGAACATTATCTATATGGATACTGATGAATATTATGGCCTTATCAATGGCGATCCTCGTATCCATAAGAATACTTTTGATGTTTGGATTCGTATTTTCCAAGACCTTCATAAGTATGAAGTAGAAGGAAAAGATGTACTTCTTACCACAAATTCTCTTACGGTATCTCAACGGCGCCAGTTTATTGAGTGGTTTCCCACCTTTGAGCATCATATGCTGTGGGTAACTGCGCCTAAAGAAAGGTGTCTCGAAGGTAATCGCAATAGATTTAGAAACATTCCTGAAGATATTCTCTTGAAATTCTGGGAAGAAATGGAATTCCCTAACGCAAGTGAAGAGGGTTGGGAAACTATTGCTCAGATTACTAATTGTTGGGATCATGAGAATTATATTATTTTTAATCTAAAAGGCGATATTGAGGAATATATTGAAATATGAAACAAGTAATTATTGCACGAAAAGATTTGAATATGAGTCCTGGCAAACTTGCGGCGCAAGTAGCTCATGCGTCTTGGGCATTCTTGTCTAATCAGATGCGAGATGCTCTTACTGATGGCGGCGAGGATGATGGTTTGGTATGGGTTGCGCTTTGCATGGATGAAAAAATCTATGATGAGTGGTTCTGTGGTGTTTTTACAAAAGTAGTTTGCGAAGCCAAAAACCGCAATCAGTTAATGAAGGTAGTTGCTATCGCGGAAGAACTTGGTCTAAAGGAAGGCGAAGACTTCTTCCTCATTAAAGATAGCTGTAATACAGAACTTGAGCCAGAAGAGATCGATGAAAATGGCGTTGGTCGTACACTAACCTGTATTGGATTCAAGCCACTTGAAGATGAAATGGCAAATAAAATTTCCAAAAAATTTCAATTATTTAAGTAAATTAAATATTTGACTTTGAGTGGAATTTCTGCTATAATATTATTGTTGAAAGGGAGAAGAACACCCGCTTCGGCAGAGGAACTTCTCCCAATCAATAATTTGACAGAATTTAATATTTGACAAAATGTGAAATTTCTGTTATAATAAATATGTCGAAAGGGAGAAAGCGATTCCTTAGTAGTGGCGAACGAACCGGAAGAGATTAGTACATGTACTTGATAATGCCCCCTACTCCCTTTTGACCATTATAACTAAATAAAGATACTTAATTCAGTAAATACGAACCAAGTGCATGACGTGCTAACCACACGGCTTGGGTCATCTGGATAACATCCATACGAAATGCGACGATAGCCGCAGATCGCGGGCAGAAGCACAGTAATGTGCGGATGATAGAACCTAAAGGGTAAATGTTACGGGTGGGCGCCTTGGTATTCGCTATGAAAGGTCTGATTCCTCACGGTGCATAATAGAAGACAAGCGTTAAAAGCGTAGTCTGAATCCGGATCCGCTTATTAGCTGGCGACTGTTAAGAAACTCCGGAAACGCCAAACAAGCATCAGTGTCGTTGTTGAAACGGAGAAATCCGCTATAAGCGTGAGGTTTGCAGGAGTAGTAGCCCAAATCAACGAGAAGTTGAACATAATAGAAAAGAAATTGGGATTCTTTTAATAATGTTCTGAATGGTTTTGCGGACTTAGTCCGTGGGTGAGGCTTGTAGATAGTCACTTCTACTGTGTCTAGGCGCTTCGGCGCGGGTTAATGTAGTTATAGGGTAGCGCCCTATGGCTCAGGCATTAGTTCACACATGACTGAATATCATAGAAGAATATTTGAGGTATGGCGAAGGCTGCGATATTTATTGAATTAAGTATCTTTTGTTTTATGGAGATATTATGGAAGACGAGCATATTGATGGTTATATATCTAGAATAAAATTACCGGATGGAAAAACTTATGCTTTACGAATGGAAGTAGTAGAAGTTTATCCTATTAAGTGTAAGAATTGTGGTGCATCCTTTGAACTTAAATATGGCTCTGGGAAATGCGATTGCTGTGGTACTAATTATACTACTCAATTTAAGGTGGTAGAAGTATGAAAATATATACTTCATATTGGGCGCAAGGTGATACAAATGAGTAAAAAGTATCTCATTTATTTGCATAGAAATAAAATAAATGGAAAATGTTATGTTGGTTAGACCAGTGTAGACCCATTAGAACGTTGGCGTACAGATGGATATGGTTATCATAATCAGCAATATTTTTATCGTGCTATTAAAAAATATGGATGGGATAATTTTGAACATATTATTCTTGAAACAGATTTGACGATAGAAAATGTTAATGAGCGCGAACGTTATTGGGGCGAGTATTATAATGCATTAGTACCCAATGGATATAGTTTATATTTAGGTGATACATTACAAAGTGAAGAATCTGCTATTAAAAAGTCACAAGCGTTAAAAGAAAAATGGCATAATGATTTAACTTATGCAGAACATATGGCACAAGCTCAAAAAGAGAAATGGAATAATTGGTCACTAGAAATGCAAGAAAAAATATTAAAAAATACTAATCCTCGTAAACGTGTAAAATGTATTGAAACTAATATAATATATGAATCTATGAGAGAAGCAGGACGTCAAACCGGGGTCAATCCATCTCATATCGCAGAGGTATGCCGTGGTGAACGAAAATCTGCTGGGAAATACCATTGGGAGGTTGTTCAATGAAAATCTATACTTCTTACTGGGCCATGGTGCGTAATTTCCCTAAAAATTTAATTGGTCTTAATACAACTATTTGGCCACCTAAATGGCGGCCGTTCGGTGAAGATAAACGCGGCGTTTGGGTAATTGATTGCCCACCATTAAAGCCGGGCAAAGAATGTGAAGGATTATGTAATGGGAAATGTCTTCCTCCGCATCCAAATGAATGTGCTTTTCTTAAAGCATATTATAACCAATTGTGTAAATTAGACTTTAATGATTTTCTACAATCTTTAGAAAAGTTGAAATTACGCTTTTGCGAGGGCGAAGCACTAGATGATGTAGACTTTGCTTTAATTGTATACGAACCATTGTATAAAAAATGCTCTGAACGGCAAGAATTACAAAAATGGTTGCGAGAAAATGGCATTGAAGTTGAAGAGTGGCAAAAATGATGTAAAGGGTACTGCCCCTTTATATAGGCCGAGATATCAGCCACTCGGCGGTATAAATTAACGACTGTTACTCCTATAGTGGGTGGCGGATACCACACTAAATAAATCCACCGTACGGCGCCAGAGGGATAATGCATAGCAGACGTGCAAAAGTACCCCATTAAGGCTGGCAATTTACTTCGGGACAGTTCACAAAAACTGTCCCATTTTTTTATTTGACTTTTTTTCAAAATTAGTATATAATTTTTATAGAAAAGAAATGAGGTGGGAAGAATGGATAAAATCCACGTAATGAGTCCGGATGAACTTGAAACATTGCCGGATGGTGCAGTAGTTTGGCAGGAAACCAACCTTCATTCGGTGAAGAAGGGTATTGATCGTATTATGCCAATGGTAATGTATCATGGTATGATCGGTAATTATCAAGAGTATGTGTATCCTGATGAACTGCGCGCTGCAGATGATATTCAACTGAAGTTCCGTTATTGGAATTATAGACCGACATTAGAAACTATGGCGAAAACGCCTTGGGAAATTAGAGAGGAGTGGCAAGAGTAATGCCGATTCTTTACATGCTGTGTGGCCCGTCCGGCGCAGGGAAGTCTACTTGGGCGCGGAAGTTTATTGAAGATCATTACGAGGATGACATTCGCTATGTCTCTCGTGATGAAATTCGTTTTTCTATTATACAGAATGGCGAAGATTACTTCTCTCACGAGACTGAGGTTTTCCGCAAGTTCGTAGGAACTATTGGAGAAACTTTGATTGACGGTTTTGATGTGATTGCGGATGCAACGCATCTGAATCGGTTCTCTCGCCGTAAGGTAACGCAGGCATTGGATATGCGTAAGATCGATTACCAAATCGTATACGTAGCATTTAATGTTACTGTTGATACTTGTATTGAGCGTAACGCTAATCGTGAAGGACTCGCGAATGTTCCTGAGCAGGTTATTCGTAACATGTGTAAGGACTTCCGTGTTCCATCCCTGGACGAAGACGAAAGAGCAATACAGGTGATTGAAGTATGAATAAATAAGAACATTTTAGTGTAGATGCTTGCACTTCTGCATTAATGGCTGATACAGAGCAATTCATTGATAAATTACTTGGTAATTCTATTTATGTATATGGAGCATACTACACAGAAGGAGAAAATAATGGGTGAAATTTTTCTGACTAGTGATTTACATATTAACCATGATAAGGATTTCATTTGGGGTGCTCGCGGCTTTGCGAACGTCAAGGAAATGAATGAAGCTATTGTGGAAAATTGGAATAAGGTTGTCCGACCGGAAGATACAGTCTGGAATCTTGGTGATATTGCACTTGGCGATACGGCCGGCGCAATTCCCTATCTTAAGGCTCTTAATGGTACGCAGTATTGGCTGCTTGGAAACCACGATCATCACAATCGTGTTAATGCCGTTTGTGACGAATGCCCGAACATCATCGTTCCGCGGCATACATTCGTTACAAAGATTCGGCATGGCAATATTTTAATTTATCTTGGACACTATCCGATGCTTACTTCTAATTATGATGCAGATAAGCCGTTTGAGCGTCATGTATTTAATATGCATGGTCATACGCATCAGACGACTAACTGGCACAATCTGGATGATCCGTTCATGTACCATGTAGGAGTAGATAGCCATGACTTTACTCCGATTACGCTGGATAATGCAATTAACGACATTCATGAATTTTGGAAGATTTGGAAGGTGACGCGGAATGATTAAGACTGAGCCATATGAAGAGACTCAAGTGGTAACAAGATATCGTTATATCACAGATGACGGTCAGACATTTACCAGCATGTATGATGCGCGGCGTCATGCCGCGAGAATCATACACAAAGAGGATGTCCGTAATATTCCGACATTCTATGATGTGGAAGATATTAGTTATTGTGATAATATTTATTTCATTAAGTCTGAAGAAGATATTCAGTATCTTCAGGCGGTAAAATGGGACTTTAATTGCGATGTTAATGCATATGATAACCCTGGTTGGTATCTTTGCTTCCGACTAAGCGGTGGCGATTATGAAGATAAGTATTATCTTTATAAAGTAAGCCAGTATTGTAATGAAATTTCTCAAATAATTGATGAAATTAAACATTTGACTTCTGAATAAATTGTGATATAATATTTAAGTAAGAGGAAATAAAATGAAAATTGATAAGCGAGAAAAAACTTTAGTAGAAACCTATCATGTTTATGTTGCTAATGATGGTACTGAGTTTTCTAATCGACAAGATTGTGAAGACTATGAATGTCAGCAAGAATTAAAACAACGCCAAATTCCGTATAAAGAAACAGCGGATATTGATGGCTATAAGTGTGTTCTTTGGTATATTAAATCCCAAGAAGAGTTTGATTGGCTTTATAGTAATGTTTGGTATCATACTATGGTTAAAGGCACATTTTCCGAGCCAGGATGGTATATTGCAAAACTTGAAATTAGCTACAACGATTGGGATGAAACTTATGTATATTTTTTTAATGACTATATTAAAGAATATGAAGATGAAATTGCTAGACTCAAACATTTGACTTCTGAATAAAATTCTGTTATAATATAATTGTTCGAAAGAGAAAAAATCCAGCAGTCGTGTATACGGCCAAGATGAAAAGGAGAATGATAAAAATGAATGAACTTTTGAGAGGTCTGCAGGAGCAGGCTAATGTAACTCGTACCACTAATGGTTCGATCGCCTATAAGTCTACTATGACTAAGGTATATGACCTGTTTGCACAGGGCGCCGCGATGCGTGGCGCATCAGATAGCGATTGTATTCTTATGTTTTCGAATGCATATCATGAAAATCCGACTATCGCATTAAAGTGCCTCTTCTATCTTCGTGATATTCGTGGAGGTCAGGGTGAGCGTAGATTTTTCCGCCTTGCTATTAAGTGGCTTGCTCGGAACTATGCTAAGGAAATGGAACATCTGATTAAGTTTGTTCCGGAGTACGGTCGTTATGATGACCTGTTTGAGCTTTTCGGCACCAACCTTGAAGCTCAGATGATGGGTTACATCAAGTACGTTATTGACAAGAACGAGGATCACCTTGTTTACAAGTGGATGCCGTCTATCAATACGTCCTCGAAGAGCACTCAGGAGCGTGGACGTAAGTTTGCGCGTGAGTTCGGTATGACTGAAAAGGAATACCGTAAGATGCTTTCCGAGGGCCGCAAGGCTTGCAACCTTGTAGAGACTCTTATGTCTCAGAATCGTTGGAACGAAATCGAGTTCCAGAAGCTACCGTCTCGTGCTGGTCTGCTTTACTCCAAGGCTTTCGCCCGCAGAGAGGAAACCAGCGCTCGCTACGCGAAGTTCATGTCTAGCGACAAGACTAAGGTAAACGCAGCAACGCTTTATCCGTACGATGTTGTTAAGAAGGCTCGTGAAGCTATGGGTTGCAGCGGTTGGTATTACAGCCGTTCTCAGGTAGGTATAGATAATATCGATCGGCTTGCCGCGAACAAGTATTGGGAGAACCTAACGAATTATTTCGATGGGGCAACTCTTAATGCTCTTTGTGTCTGCGATACTTCTGGTTCTATGACCAGCGGTTACCGTAACACTGATATTGCGCCGATTGACGTAGCTATCGCCCTCTCTCTGTACACCGCAGAGCGTGCGAAGGGACCGTTCCAGGGTCACTTCATTAGCTTTAGCTCTCGTCCGCAGTTGATTGCAACTGAAGGTATTGACTTCTGTGATAAGGTTGTTCGTATCTATCGTCAGAACCTCTGCGAGAATACGAACATCGAAGCAACGTTTGATCTCGTGTTGAACACCGCTATCCGTGGTAACCTTAAGCAGGAAGATCTACCGGAGACGCTAATTGTTATTAGCGATATGCAGTTTGACCATGCTCGTTCCTACAACTCCCGTTGGGATCGCTCCGTTATGGAGAATATTGAGGAAAAGTGGAACCGTGCTGGCTACAAGATGCCGAAGCTTGTCTTCTGGAATGTAAATGCTGCTTCCGGCGGTGGAAACATTCCGATGAAGGATAAGGATGGGGTAACCCTTGTAAGCGGCGCTTCTCCGTCTATCTTCACGAGCATTATGACCGGAAAGACCGGTCAGGATCTTATGTACGATGCGCTTCTGGCTCCGCGCTATGAAGCTATTACAAGCATCTACGAGTAACGTAACCAAAAGTCAAGTATGCAAATACTTGACTTTTTTTTTATTTTCTGCTATAATATTTATAGAAAATGAAAGGAAAGGTAAAAAATGTTACCGATTTTACACTTTACTATTGAACGTTGGCGCAAGAATGAAGAATATGGGGTGTACGTAAGCACACTTGGGCGAGTCAAACTGGCAAAAAATAAACAGTTACTTGAGCCTCGAGTTGGCGAATCTGGTTATGCTTTTGTTTTTACAGAACGAGGCGCAACGAGAGTACACCGTTTGGTTGCTTTGACTTGGCTTGGCGATCAGAGTGCTACTTGTACTATTGACCATATTAACTCCAACAATCGTGACAATAGCGTAAAGAATCTGCGCTGGGTTCCAGCTAAAATCAATCAGAATTACGCTAAGTATGTTAGAATAGACAGCGCTCTTGAAAAAGATGCGTATAACCAGGAAGATAGAGAAATTCCGCAGATCGCCGCTGCTACGGCCGCGATCGCTGCCATTAATTGCCCTGCATTTAATGATCTATTTGATGATACTATTCTAATTACAGAAAGACTAAATAAGTTCATTGATTTGCTTAATGCGGGTAAAATCCTTATTAAGTATCGCTCTACAGTAATTCATACACTTAATGAACTGCAGGAAGCAAGAAAAATTATGGCAAATCAATCTACAGACACATCCTTTTATACTAAAATACTGAATGTTGCGAATACTAAAAACAAGGTATATTGCGGTGTTCAGTGGAAGATTCAGGCGGTGCCATCGACATGTTAAACACTTATGGTTACAACAGAAAAACAAAAGAAGAAGATGAAGCAATTCTCGCGGCTGTAAAGTGCCATCATCAGATTGTTCAAGACAAGGGTTATATCGTGGTGATGACTAGCTTGGTTGGCAGTCAGAACTATGATCTTGATACTGATGCGAGCGATATTGACACATTTTCTTTGATCTTACCTACTTTAGAAGAACTTGCGGATGCGTCCGCGCCGAAAGCTGGTTTGATTTTTGCAGAAGACGGTCACTGTGATTTTAAAGATATTAGAGTAGCTTTGAATCTATTACAGAAAACCTCTCCCAACAGTGTAGAATACTTTGTAAGTAAATATAAAGTATACAATCCTCTCTTTGAAGATATTCTGAAAGAATATCTTGATGATAATACAAAGATGTGGGATATGGTTCATTGTAACTATTTCCATATGTTATATGCGATTGCAGGTATGGCGCATCAGCTTACAAAGCGGAATATGCCCGCCGGTAAGCGTTATAGTCATGCTCTGCGGCTAGATGATATGGTTTACCATTATCTTAACAGCATGAACGCCGGAGCGGTGCTAGATATGCGTATGGGCGGAAGCCGCGATCTGGCCTTGATTGCAAAGCGGGATAAAGATCCCAGCAATGAAGAAGCTTATGATATACAATGCATGGAAATTGCAGATAAACTTGATACTGTAAGAGATAATCTTAATATTACAGATGAACAGAAAGCCACTCAAATTCGTGGTACCGCTCTTATTAAAGAGCTACAAAATAAACTATTTAAAAAATATCTAATGGAGACGAATATTTAATGAAAAGTGAACTAAAGGCTGGACGACGTGTACTTTATAAGGATCATAATAGCGGTTGGATGGTCGGTATTGTTGATGTGGGTGAAGCTACGGTAGATGAAAAAGGAGTTTGGATTCCTATTGTTCCACAGGAATTTTTTCATCTTGATCCCGCAGATATTCCTTATGTACATTATGCTGAACTTAATAACATCTTTGAGGACGCTGTAAAGTATGAACAATGGATTAAAAACTACACGACGAACTTTATGAGCAAAGAAGATTATATTAAGTTTATCGAGTCTGAAGACTTTGATAAGCGACTGGAAAATGCTTATGTCGCAGATGACGAGTATTACTATTATAAAGTAACTACTTATACTAAGTCCTGGCTTGAAAAGCAACCATTTAATTACATTATAAGAGGATAATATGTAATGGAAAAGATTACACTTAGAAAAATTATTGGTCACCTAAAGACCATTCATACACATCGTAAATGGGTTAGAAAATATTGTTTCCTCGCCGGAATTCCCTGGCGAGGAATCACTCATGACTTGTCCAAGTATTCTCCCACAGAGTTCTGGGAGTCTGTAAGATATTGGACAGGTAATGGTTCTCCTATTGATGTATGTAAGAAAGAAAATGGATTCTCTCGCGGCTGGCTCCATCACAAAGGCCGCAATCCCCATCACTATGAATATTGGATGGATAACTTCGATAAGGGCGGAATTCCGCTGATTATGCCGCAGAAAGACTTTGTTGAACAAGTCTGTGATTTTTTAGGCGCTGCGCGTGCATATACCAAAGACAAGTTTTCTTATGAAGCCGAGCTTAAATGGTGGGAAAATAAGCGTGATAATTGTGCGATGCATCCACTGAATAAATGCATGCTAGATACTATTTTCTTTAAGTTTAGTACAATAACTGATGATGAAGTAGAACGTCTATTGTCTGAACGATGGATTCAAGATGTTTGGAGATATTATGTTGAAAATAATCGCTAAAGGCTATACTCCACAAACAATTATGGAGCTACTCCCGCGCATTAAGAATGGTGATCCTGCCGTGCTTGAAATGCGGTGCGTATATAAAATAGATGATTCCAATATTATTCATATCCTTCCATTGATGAAGTTTTTGGAGTGTGCGCCTGCATACGATGCCATAAAATCGTTTTATGTATGTCAAATGGTTTAAATTAACCATTTGACTTTTTTTTAAAATTATATTATAATTTTTATATGAAAGGGGGATAAAATATGGCAGTCGCAAAAAGTTATGCTAATTGTAAGATCGACGGCGATCCTTTCCGTGAGAATGGGAAGATGTATGTCAATGTGCTTATGGCTGGTAAGCCGAAGAAAGTAAGATGGTATACAGATGCCGAATATGCCAGAATGTACCCCGACGAAGAGGTAAAGCATGATGTTATGGATTTTAATGCTCGCCATGTTTTCGGGTTTGGCACTGATAATACAGGTTATATCACTATTTACCGCGGAAGCGAAGAAGTCCTTGAAGGATTCGTTGAAACTCATCATGAGTCCTTCCGGCGCAACCTTACTTTTGGTTACTACACTCCTTCTAAACTTACTGTACCAGATGTGCCTGCTGGCATTGAACCTATCCGCTTAAATTGGATTGAGGTTATGGCTCACGATGATCGGATGAAGCCGCATGAGGAAGTACAGAAGATTGTCGCGGTGAAACTTGGAACGCTAACGAATAGCGAGTTTCAAGGTACAGTTGGTACTTGGCTTGAGAAAGAGTTAACCGTGCGCGAAAACACAATGCGCGAAGATCGCTTTGGTGAGAAGCATACGCACATCATGGTTGATGAAGATGGAAATACTTATCTGTGGGAAACTGGCGCAAAGAACTTTGCGGTAGAATCTAAAGTTAAGTTGAAGATGAAAGTCAAGGAACATAAAGAAATTAAAGGTGAGAAAGTTACCGTAGTTTGGTACTGTAAGGAGATTTAAATGTTAATTATTTGGATAATTATGGCATTAGGAGTGCTTTGGTTTACGGCCACTGTTGAAGCTATGATTGATGAAGAATTTGGAAAAGCTGCGCTCCTGTTCTCGCCAGTCATAATACTCTGTATTGTTTATGAACTTTTTATAAAGGTGGTTTAAATATGTTAGCACTTGGTTCTGTAATGTGGTTTATTGGCGGTTTTTGCTTCTTGATAGGTATGCTTGCTACTATGAGTCTTGAAGAAGAAGAGGGTGTAGTATTGATGCTAATAGGCGGTGCCTTTATTGCTATTCCTATGATATTTTGTTAAGGAGTATATATGAAAAAGATTATTGCGATTTTACTAATAATTATATTTGCTTTTATGGCAACTTCTTGCGGCAAAAAGGCGCAAGAGGATTCTAATGAAAGTGGATTCTTTGTGGAGATTACTTCTTACCAATCTTCACTTGGATCTTATACAGATTTAGTGTATGATCCTTTTACTAAAGTTGTATATCTTTATGTTACAGGCGCATATCATGTAGGTTTATCTCCTTATTATACTATAAAACATGGAGAACCTGTAATTGCTCTGTATGGAGTTAATTGGACGGAAGCAGATTTAAAATAAGAGGTAAATAAGATGAAAGTTTATGTAGATAAAATGCCACAGAAAAAGTCAGAATGTTTATTCAATCGTGGTGTCCGTAACGTGGGCGCAACCGGAGTAGAGCATGCGTGCTTTTTCCGTGAAGGTAAAGGCGATTATTTAGGTGATGAATATTGTCTGGGTGTTGATTCTTGCCCATATCTAAAAGTATATGAGAAACCTGCACCTGTTAGAGAATATCCAAGTTATTTTACACCATGTTGTTAAGGTGATATAATGAAAATATTAAGTGACTATTACAATGGCATGCTTGCACATTGCAATAATTGTGGCGCTTTGTTGGGATATGCGCCGGAAGATGTAAATGAGAAGTAGAATATAAAATGCCCAAAATGTTCATTCGTTATGTGGGTGCCATTCAATCCCAACTATGATGGGCTTATTGTAGAAAGTGAGGAGAAAGAAAATGAAGCTGTGGTTCCAGAACAGTCAGGGGAAGATGAAACAGATAGCGGATTGCAAAACTCTGGAGGAAGTGTCTCAGGAGATTGATGCGTATATTGCTAAATGCAATGCGGCTAAGCCCGCTGGAACTAAACCATTTGTTCGGTACTACACTCGGATTTCGTTTCGGCCAGGTGAAATGACTAAGTTTGATGTTGGTTCTCATACCGAGTTTTTTCTGTGGGAAGGCCGCATTAAACGGATTAGTATGGATCCCGATGGTGAAGTTGAGATTGAGGAATGAAATATGAATAAATGGCTTGAAGATAGAATTAAAACTGTATTAGTTCAAGCGGCTGTAATTGATAAATTTGATATGGTTGATGCGTGTATTGATGGCATTAGCTATGTTCATGGATATAAGAACAATGAAGAAGTTGCATTCGCTGTATGGTATGATTTAAATAATCACGAATGGAAATTCGAGAGGAGAGAATTATGATTACTCGTGCCGCGGTACAGATTGAAGACTTGAAAAGAAATACAATAATGACTATTCCATGTCATCGTCATTGCGATGCTTTCAAAATTATGAAAGAATTTGGCTATGAGCCTTATAAGGATTATGCCATTGTTGAACAAGGATTTCTTACAGATAAAGATTTATTTTTAAATCGCGTGCAAGCTATGAAGCATGCGCGTGAATGTGGACAAGTTAATAGTATTGGTTTTTCAGAATTATTTAGTGAAGATTTATGGTAATAAAGGAGTGAAATATAGTGCTTAACGCAGCACAGGAGCGTGAGCTTGCTTACGTTGTAATTATAGATGGAATTGAGCCAATCCCTGGCTACGATCGTGTAGAGCATGCGATTGTTGGCGGTTGGCGTGTAATCGTACAGAAGGGTCAGTTTAAGGTCGGTGACCCTGCAATTTACTTCGAGATTGACTCTCGTGTTCCGGCCGATATGGAGTGCTTTGCTTTCCTTGAGAAGCGGCATTACAAGATTAAGACTCTGAAGATGTGTAAGACTATTTCTCAGGGCCTACTGATGCATCCTTCTGATTTTGGTTGGCATGTAACTCTTCAGGGCGAGATTGATGATGGTGAAATGATTCATACTCCAGTAGGTGAATCCCGCTTCCTTACTCAGAAGCTCGGTGTAACCTATGCAGACGATGAAGATAACCAGCGTAAGTCCGCGCCGGTAGATAAGTACAAGAAGATGGCGCAGCGTCATCAGAAGCTGTTCAAGAAGCCGTTTATTCGTTGGATGATGCGGCGTGAGTGGGGTCGTAAGCTGCTTTTCGTATTCTTCGGTAAGAAGAAGGACAACAAGAATGGCTGGCCGGCTTGGGTATCTAAGACGGATGAAGAACGTGTGCAGAACATGCCTTGGATTCTTAAGGACGATGGCAAGTGGTTTGCAACCGAAAAGATTGATGGTACTTCGACTACCTTCACCATGAAGCGTGGTAAGTTCGGTAAGAAGGAGTTTTATGTATGCTCTCGTAACGTATGTTTCGGGACAGAGGATAAGGCTTGCTTCTACGATACCAATGTATATTGGGAAATGGCTAAGAAGTACAAGATTTATGATGTACTTGAGGACCTTATGAGAAGATACCCTGATGAAGAGTGGATTACCATTCAGGGTGAGACTTATGGTGAAGGCGTCCAGAAGCGCGACTATTCCATGAAGGGTCATGACTTCGCGGCATTTAACCTTATCTTCTCTACTAAGGGTCGTTGGAACTCTCATATAATGAGAACCTTCCTTGAAGTAGAATATGATGTTCCTTGCGTACCTATCCTTGAGGAAGGTATGCGGATTGATCAGTTTGAGAACGTTGATGCTATTCTTGCTTACGCAGAAGGTAACTCGGTAATCGATGGTCTGCCGCGTGAGGGTATTGTATTCCGTTCTGAAGATGGTAAGAGATCGTTTAAGGCAGTAAGCAACAGCTTCCTGCTTCAGTACCATGGATAATATTATGAGAACAGTTAAAACAACTATTACAATCGAATTTGAGAATACTCTCGATTTTGATCAGTATAAAATAGACTATCCAGATAGCACTATCGAAGATGCTATGTCAGATTTAGAAGAAACTATTATTATGGATGATATCGGTCATGTTAGCTGGGCGGCTGAAAATCGGTTGCCCAGCAACATGAAACTTTCTTATAAATTTAATTGGGAGAATAGTAATGTTAAAGAGCGATAGAGACAAGCTACATAAACAGCATACAGAGGATTTGTTTGAACAGATGGGCATTGACCGCATTATTGAGGATCGTGGTATTTATATTTCCTATGATGGAACTGCAATGAGTGAATATGTCACTGATACTGGCGGCGATGTAGTAGTATATAGGGTGGAGGGTCTTAACCCTCCTTTTAGGGTGTTTTCGCGATGAAAGGTACAACGTGTGATTGGGGCTATGGATCATGTACTGCTCCAAGAGGAAAATGTCCCCATTGGGTAGGAACATTTTGTGATTTGGATGTGTGTGATGAATTGAAAGGTAAGAGTATGGATGGTATGACTAATAGAGAAAAATGTGAATCATTGCTTTATAGATATATAGAAGCCTGCAAGTGCTATGAAGCGACAGAAGATTTGAATGCATGGCAAGAATGTTATGAGTTGAAAGATAAGATTATTAATCTTATGCTTAAAAGTGGTGAATAAAATGGCAAGAGAACTAACTAAAGAAGAAGAATATGAAGATCTTCTTGAAGACTATGCTCGCGCACGTAGCTATTATCATGATATGTACAATCGAGCTGATTGGGTAAATTGGTCGCCCGAAGCGGAAAAAGAAGCGCATGATGAATACTGGGCAATCAAAAAGAAAATTATTGATATTATGGTTGGAGAAGAAGATGAACAAGAAGAAAAAGAAAGTTGATACTGACGAGTATTTTGAATCAATATTATTAGGTATTCTATATTTCCTTTTTGGGATGATGGTTATTTACTTTATTATATGTATGGGCTATTCAATTGTAAGTTTATTGAGGTAAAGAAATGAAAATAGAAAATGCGAAAATTACAAACGTAAGCATAACAATGGAAGACCATGGATGCCTTACCTTTTGGATAACTCTTGAAGGTGATGGATGGGGATGCGGATTCGGTGGTTACTGCATCGGTAAAGGTTATCTTGGAGCAAAGAGTTTCAATGCAGAAAGTGGCAAAGGTCTTGAAGCTATAATGCGAATCATGGATACGGTTGGTGTCAGTAAATGGGAAGATCTTAAAGGACATTATGTCCGGTGCAAAACCGAAGGGATTAGCAATCCTATTGATGAAATTGGCAACATCTTGAAAGATAAATGGTTCAATATCAAAAAGTTCTTTGCACAAGATGGTGAGCAAGAATGAAAAAGACAAGTGCTGATATTGCACTTTGGCTCTCAGGTCGTATATGGGGATATGGGCGCCCTTGTTTAAATTGCCCGCTCATAGATGAATGCCCAGGGTATGTGTCACCAGAAACTTGCATAGAAACATTGAGCAAGCATCTCAAAGAGGATGTAGATATTTATGACAGACAGAGTGATGAAAGCGTATGATGATTTGCTTAAATGGACGCAAAACCATAAATGTTGTGGTCGAAGATTTAAGCGAAAAATAAATAGAATGTTAAGGATGCACTGGTGGGATATAGACCATAAAGAGGATGGTGAATAAAATGTATATGCCTAATATGTGTTGTGAGGTTGAACCTCAACGAAGCGATTCTTTATCTACTTGGACTGATACAATGATAGATGCCGAGATCAATCAACTTATGAATGAAGCAGATAGGGTAATAAAAGCATGGAATAAAAAGATTCAAGAAATAAATGCGCAGATTGCGGAGCTTCAAAATGAGAAGTTAAGAAGATTAGAAAATGGAGCAAAGTAAAATGACTTGTAATGAATGTAGATGGAAAGTCGAAAAGGGCGAATGTCCTTGGGATTTTTTATATGCAGATACTGATTGGGCGCCAGATTGCTGTGATTGGAGATATATTAACGATCCTAATGACGCATTTAAAAATGAGGAATCTTGAAGATAAAGGAGAAAAATATGCCAGGATATATTAAAGTTCTTATAGCGATATTTGTTATATTTATTGTCAATGTTATTAGAAACAATTGGAATAAATTAACTCGTAATATTTTCGACATGCCATCTGATATAGAAGATTTAGCTTTTAAACTTGGTATGTGTCTTTTGTTTGCCGCATGGATAATAAGAGACGGTTGGTAATTAGATTAAAGAAGGTAGAAGAATGAGTAAAGTAACAGTAACTATGTGCGATGGTTGTCGAAAAGAAATAACTAATAAACCTTTCGAGCCGAATCTTGCACTTGTTTTGCATCATCCAGCAACAAAGATAACTGCACATTATTGCTATGATTGTGTAACACCAATATTAAATGCAGTAGCGCAGATTGCGGAAAGGCAGAAAAATAATGACTGAGTAAATGGGAAGAAGAAAAGTAAAGCGGCCTTCGCCGCCGCGATGGATGTACTATGCCGACCTTGATGATAATTGCTGGGCTTGCAAAAATAAGAATAACTGCAATTCATGTAAGCGCGTTAAGGAAGGATTAAGAGAAAGAAAAATCCGGAGTAAGCGTGACCAAAGACAGATGGCACGAGAAAAAGATGAAAATTCTGATAATTAAAAATTTTTATTATTTGATTTTTAATTAAATTTATAGTATAATTATTTCAGTAAGAAGGAAAGGAAAAGAAAAATGACTGAAGCTACTGTATGGGATGTTAATAATGAAATAAAGAAGATTGATTATTTGTGTGAACTTGGCAAGAACTTAATTGCTCCTAATGGTATTTCTTGTCCTAGTAATAAAATAACCATTACTTCTAAAGACCTAGATGAAATGGTTCTTAGACTATATGATCTTAAACAGATGTATGTAAATAGTAAAGTTCAACTTCCCATTGCATGTCGGAGTGCAAGATAATGATTAATAGATGGAAACAAATACCTGCTGGGATGACGCCTGGCGGAACCCCTATGTATGCCTGCGCAAATTGTGGCAAGTCAGAACATCTTTATGGTGTAGAGTTTTCACGGCGTAAGGTGTTATGCAAAGAATGTGGCAGTCTTAACTTCTATCCTTGGGAAAAGGTAGAAGATATTGACATGGAAAAGGTAAGTGATGGTTGTCACACTTTTGAATCTTTGTATCATCAGCGTGCGGTTTTGTTCGCAACTATTGTGAACCAGCACCAAGATAAGGCATGGAAGTCTTATAAACATGAAGATGGCGAACTGTGCTTTGGTGGCGGCTGGTTTATTGTAGGAATAGATACTCCTGAGGGTAGTTATACTTATCATTATGAAAATAAGTATTGGGATCTATTTAAGTGCGAAGAACTCCCTTATGGGAAGCATTGGGATGGACATACTGATAAAGATGTTACGCGTCTGTTATCTTTAGGAAATTAAAGGAGAAATAAAATGACTTGGGCAGAAGTTGTAAAAGAAACTGTAGATGCTCTTTATAGTGAAGATGCAATTGATGATTTGGATAATATTGAGAAAGTAATGCTTAAAGAGTGTATTGATCAGCTTCGTACTACTTATGATACAATTAGTTTAGCACGAATTGCGACCGCACTTGAGAAAATGGCAGGACTTCCTTACGATCAGGAAAAACTTGAGGAAACAGAATAATGGAAACTGTATGGCTTATAATTCTCGTAATTACAGGAATCATATTCTTTATGTGGCCCTGGTGTTATGGTGAAGATTGGGACTGGATTCTTGGAATGGCTCCGTGGTTTCTTATGCTTATCGCTCTTATCCTACAAGGACTTGATTATATATTTGGAATATTTTAAGGAGATAAAATGAAAGTATCACGTAAAACTAAATTTTGGAAATATGTTCGAGATATTCTTGAATATATATGCCTGTATGGACTTGGGTACCTACTTTATAATGCATTTGGTTATGGTTGGAAGGCCTGGGTTGGATTCAGTTTGTTATTAATTATATATGCTATCCACGGCTATGAACTCTACCGAGCTAATAATCAGGAATATTTTAATAAACTAGAAGAAGAAAGGTTGAAAGCTCAAAATGAAAAACACTAATTATCTTAAATGGCTATATCGCCGTAATCTAATGAACTCTCGCGGTGCAGAAGACCGCAAAGGTATTATCGCTAAACTGAATCGCAAGATTCGTAAATATGAAAAGGAGAAAGTAAATGAGTAAGATTATAATTTTTATTATTGCAATTGGGCTTGCGGTTTTTCTTGCGCCCTACCTTGTACTCGTTGGTTGGAATTGTGCGCGTGAACTATGGCCAGAACTGCCAGTTGCAACCTATCATCACGCTTTTTGGATTACCAATGCTATTACTATTTTGTTTAAGAACGTCGGGAACACCGCACGAAAGGAGAACTAAAAAATGATTCTATTTATACTTGCTATTGTTGCCTTGATTGGCGGACTAATTATTGGCTTCTCTATGGATGAGCCTTTCCCGAAGATCATCGGTGCAGTCCTTGCTGTCATTCTACTCATTATGAGTTGTGCGTCATTCGTATCTACGGGTTACACCGGTATCGTTACTACATTTGGTAAGGTACATAATGAAACCCTTGATGCGGGTCTACACTTCCACTCTCCGTGGGATAATGTCATTACGATGGATAATCGTGAGCAGCGCGTTCCCTTCCGGCTCGAAGCGTTCTCTAAAGACATTCAGCAGGTTGATGTACAGGGTTCCATTAACTACAACATTGATAAATCTACTGCTATGAACCTGTACAAAGATGTAGGTACTGGTTATGCCGATATTCTGATCAATCCTCGTATTCAGGAAGACGTTAAGATTGTTATTGCAAAATATACCGCAGAAAATCTTATCGCTAATCGTCAGGCTGCGGCTGATGCTATTCAGGAACTAATTCGTAACGAACTCTCGTCTAAGGGCATTAATGTAATTTCTCTCGCAATCGAGAACATTGATTTTACTGATGCCTTTGAAAAGGCTGTTGAAGACAAGCAGGTTGCTACTCAGAATAAGCAGAAGGCGCAGACTGAGCAGGAACAGAAGACAATGGAAGAGACTCAGCAGGCTGAACGTAAGCGTATCGCTGCGCAGGCTGAAGCTGACGTCCGCAAGATTAATGCTGATGCCGAAGCATATGCTGTAAAGATTAATGCTGAAGCTGAGGCCGAAGCTAACAAGAAGATTAGTCAGTCCTTGACTACTGACCTTGTTGAATATAAAAAGATCCAGTCTTGGGATGGTAAGCTACCTACCTTCATGGGTGGTGGAAATACAATGCCGATTCTAAATTTCGGCGGGGTGGAGTAATCCGCCCTCTTTTTTTATTTGATTTTTTTTAAATTTGTGCTATAATATATATGTAATGAGAAATGAGGAGGCGATTTTATGAATATTTATCTGATTCACGCTACGGAAGGAATTTATAGGGGATTGCACGGCATGGAAGATGCTTGCATTGTTGAAGCTGAAAACCGTGATGAACTTGAATCCCTCGGCACCCAAATGTCTATTGAGATTATGGAATCTTATAGTGATATCGAAGAGATGTTGCTTGAAAATGCAAGATCCGAAGCAGAATTCAGAGAGATTGATGAAGAAGAAGATGCTTGCGAATTCGAGAATATTCTGAATGAAGAATATGCAGAAAATGTCGAGTATCAAATTTATCAGCTGAGTAAGGAATATACTGTTGAACAGTATAGAGAAATGCTGGATCGGTATGGCGCAGAAGAAGTAAGTAAGTACGCACTGGAGTGAAAGAAAGTGAAAACTGTATTTTTCTTTACAGATGTTCATGGTGCATGGGATCTGTATGAGACTATCATCAATTACTGCTTATCGCAAGATCCGGATTGCACTATTATTTTCGGCGGTGACGCTTGTGACCGTGGCCCTGATGGATATAAAATTATTAAGCATTTACTTTCTTGTCCCAACGTTATCTACTTAATGGGCAACCATGAAATGTTGTTTGTAGACGCGGCGAAAGCTATTGCAAAATATAATCTTATTCTTGATGAAGCTATAGAAGATGATGCAGTAGCACTTCATATCTATAATGGCGGCTACATGACACTACAGGCATGGATCGAAGATGGCAAACCCATGAACCTTATTGATAAACTTGAAGCTCTGCCTGTTGGTCTGCGGTATAAAAATCTTGATTTCTGTCATGCCGGCGGTAATCCTAAAGTCTTTGAGCATATGCTTGAAACGGGCGCATCTGATGAAGATGATATATCTCATTTAACTTGGGATAGAAATTGTCTTGGTCTTGGCTGGACTCCAGAAAGAATTTGCATATTCGGGCATACTCCGGTTATGTATCTTCCAAAGAAATATTATCAGACAGAGAACATGCCAGAAGACGTACATCCCTCGAAATACTTGGGACAACTCGATGAACAGCGGACAGGCATGAAGATTGATATGGATACGGGCGCGTGCTTTACTGGTATCGCATATGTATTAAACTGTGATACTATGCAGGCGCAAGGATTTGAGGATACTGATATTGAAAATCCGGATATTCGTAAGCATGAAATTGAAAAAATTGATATAATTCAGTTCTAATAAAAGTACATATCATTAAGAGGAAAGCCGTTCTAACTGAACGGCTTATTTTTGTAAGGAGGTACACTATGGGTTGGTTATTTGGTATTCCAGATTTTTCTTTAGCTCAACGCTTTACATTGTTTAATGATTTAGCGGATACGGCGCACAACGTGCCATTGGCAAAGAAAAAGAAAGAAGATTTATATGCTGCCGGCGTCGCCGCGGCTAATAGTGCCATGAGCATGCTTGATAGTGAAATGGCTTTAACCGATGCTATGACTTTCTTACAAAATATTGCTATTTCTGAGCGTAATAAAGAAATTGCTTTAATTAAAGAATACGCCAAGCAACTAAATAAGGATTTTCCTTTTTTAGATAAGTTTAATAGTCCTGAAGCTATTCTAAATGATCCAGACACTTTCTATGAGGAACTTACTGCCGCGATAAATGAAGCACGGCAGGGCACAAAACAATACTTAACAGAGCTATATCGTATTCAAAGTAACATTAAAGAGCAAGAACGAACACTTGCTAACTATAAACAAGACGACTATCGTTATAGATTGGTAAATGATCTTGAATCATTTTTAAGAAGATTAAATGGATCATTTGGTCTTGGTGGACAAGTTGATGAACATAGCTTTAGTATAAAGATACAAAACATGGTTATGCGTATTCTTAAACACTGTAATATTACCGGTAGAATACAAAATGGTGAAGATTTTGCAGCGATCGCCGCGGTAACCCTTGCAGATGTAGAACGATTAGTGCAAGAAGAAGTCGATAAAGAAATACGGAACAATGATAAGAAAAAGGATATTGCGCTTATCAGTGATGAAGTATTAGATCAAATTGAACAGCGCTATCTCCGGCAAATTGAGGCGAATGATGAAGGTAATTCTCCTGTTCAAAAAGCCTTGAATAATATTACTAGTATCGATTTTAGACGAGTTACTCAGAATGCGAAGGAATTACTTGGTATTAAGATGGGAGTAACTTCTAAACGATTGGAACAGCGAGCAAAAAATATTTCCAATCTTACTAAATCACGTAGTAAGAAAAGTAAGACTGTTCGTCAGGCTATTAAAGATTTGCGTCAATCAATAAAAAGAAATCCTCATTTAGAAAATGATTTAATGAGTATGACCTTTTCTATTTCTGGATCTGCACAAACTAAACATGGTACTGTATATGAACTAATTAACAGCTTGGGCGGAGTTAATATTAAAGCAAATGCCGCAACAGACGTTATAAACTATAGTATTCGTTTTGATTTAAAAAGAAATGATGCATTCTATGATCAGCTAATAGGAAATATTAGTTCAGAAATTTCTTCAATGGTATTAAATCAAAATGATAATGTCCCATCTAATGTTAAAGACATTCGTGATGCTTTAGATGAAATGAATCAGAATATTAGTGATTTAATTGAGGCCGCAGAAGAACAATAGAAAAAGATAGGAGATACTAATCTCGATCAAATGTTCATCTACCATGAATCTTTAAAGTTATACAGCTCTGTTGAAACAGGAAATAGCAAAGATAAAGGCTTCCATGGTCGTTCAATGAATATTTTATCCTTTATTGATTTTATGGACAGCGCCGCAGTTGATGGATTTTCTCTGGCAATTAGTCATAACTTAATGTCATTTATCGCATTAAACTTAATGCCTAACGCAGTCGCGGCACAATTAAAAGATCCACTTGAATCATATTTTTCAATATTTGCTGGCTTGTTAATGTTTGATGATGTACGTAATATGGCATTAGAAGCCGCAAAGCTTGCTAACTATAATGGATCAATTAAATAGATTCATTTATACAATTTAAATGGTATCTATGTACCAGCTTCTATGGTACTTTCATATGTTTCTGATGCGGTTACCGCAGCGAGTACATATGTATCTGATGGTATTGCCGCGAAAGCTACTATATCAGTACCATCTTCAAATGCTAGTTATGAATCATGGAAAGCAGGAGAAGCTCATGGCGATTCGGGACGAAACTATGCTCGGAATGAATTACGGCCAGAACATTGGGAAGCAGTCGCAGCGGAATCGGCTTCGAGTACTACTGTAACTATTACTTTCCTCGCGGCTTTTCAAGATTTTATAAATAAATTAAGTGCATTATAAGTTGCAAAGCAATTTATATATTTCTTCCAAGGGGGTGATTATCAATGTCAAAGGTAAGTAACTTTTTCCTACATTTTAAAAAGAAGTATGATGACGGGCAACGCAGACTCGCTCGTATGGATAAATTCCTTGATGGGGCTGAGAAGACAGAAGACGCGGTTAAAGATATGACGCGTACAGTTTCACAATTGAGCAGCCAGATTTCTGATATAGGAACTAAAGTAGATAAACTTCAAGAGCATGTAAACCGCATAGACGGACAGCTGGAAATTATAGGAAAAGGAACTAAGATTGAACTCTTTAACACGTTATATAATTGGAAGAAAAGATTAGTAGACGCTCGTGGCTGGGCTTCAGAGCCAGAAAAGAAAGAAGTAAAAGAAATCTTTGAAGTATACCACGATGGCTTAAAGGGTAATGGGCAAGGTGAAGTCTACTATAAATAGGTAATGGAATTACCCGAAAGTGACCCCAAAACTAAATAATTGACTTTTTACTTAATTTAAGATATAATTAAATTAAGTAAAAGGAGGATAAAATATGATAAAAGAGAAGCGAAGCACAACACAAATTGCAAAACTCGAAATTTACACCGATGGATCTTGTAAGAAATTGGGTAGTCAAGCAACTTTTGGTGGTTGGGCTTTTATTGCTCTTCGTGGCGGGGAACGGATTTATGAGGTCGCCGGTAGCGAATATGGGACCACTAATCAGCGTATGGAATTGTTAGCGATACGCAATGCCTTAGAGTTTGCGCAGAAGAACCGGCATCCCAATGAAACCGTTGTAATTTATAGTGACTCTGCTTATGCAATTAACTGTTACACACAAGAGTGGTATACCAGATGGCAACTAAATGGATGGACAAACTCCAAAGGAGAAGATGTTGCAAATCAAGATCTTTGGATTGACATTATTCCATTCTTTGATAATTTTTGGTATAATTTCTCTAAGGTAAAAGGACACGGTTCTAATTATTGGAATAATGAATGTGACAGACTTGCACAAATGGAATCACAAACATTAAAAGATAACTTTAGAGGAGAACAGAATGAGTAACGAGATTTATGAAGTTGAACGAGAAGATTATATTACATTTGTCGGACAACTTGATATGAATAAAATGGATTCAGAACAATATCATTATGAAGATTGTGATATTGTGAAAATTATTAGTAAAGAAACTAATAAGCATCTATGCACGCGGATAACTGATCATGTAAATCAGAAAGAAACCTACTTTATTTTCAATTATCCCGATGATGATGAACGACGCGAGCCTAAAGCTGTATGCAAAATTAAATTAGAATCAAGAGAAGAGGTTCAAGCATTTTTTGATGCGGTCAGCAAATTGCAGAAGGAGGCAAAAGAAAATGCAGGAACTGTTTAATAATGTACGGCAGGAGGTAAAAGATACTGCTGAAAGTGCATGGAATCTTGCCATTGCACAGCACGATCCTGTTCGTGCCGCGGATTTTCTTGATAACGTAACTAATTATTATCGGAATATATATACTGACGAAGAAATAGAATTTCTCCAGTTCTATTTTAAAATGAAAGTGGAGATGATGAAAGATGACTAATACAATTTTAATTAGCGGCAAGTCCGGTAGCGGAAAGGACATGTTTGCCCAATTTATGAAAGAAGAACTCGAAAAACATGGAAAGCGAGTTCTTATTATTCATTACGCTGACGCTGTGAAATGGGTCTTACGTGATTACTTCAATTGGGATGGAAAGAAGGATGCAGTAGGACGTACTCTATTACAGCGGATTGGTACAGATGTAGTTCGCGCCTGTCACCCTAACTTCTGGACAGGAATTGTAGTAGGATTGATTCAATCGTTTGAGCCATATAGTGACTTTGATGTAGCACTTGTCCCAGACGCACGATTCCCCAATGAAGTAGACATTGCTCTACAGAGTTTAAAGAATTGTGTAGCTACAAGAATTGAACGTACTACTAATGGAGAGCCTTGGGTGAACCCAACTCTTACTGAAGATCAGCGTAATCATCCTAGCGAAACTTCCCTTGATTGTTACGCCTTTGATTATGTAATTCATAATGATGAGGGTTTAGATACATTACGCGAAAGCGCAAAAGCACTATTAGAAGATTTAAAGTTAATTTAAGGTAATACTATGGGTTTAATTTATATGAGAATTAGTCCTAGTGGTGGAAAATATATAGGTAAAAGTACTAAACCAGAGTCATATAGATGGGCAGATCATATACGAGAAGCTTATGATATAAATAATAAAGATTATAACAGTATTTTAAATAAAGCTATCCGTAAATATGGTAAAGATAATTTTACAGTACAAATTTTAGAAGATAATATTGATGACATTCAGTTGCCTCAAAGAGAAAAATACTGGATTAATTACTATCAAACATATTTTCGTCAAAATAATCACGGATATAATATGACTCTCGGCGGTGACGGAACTACAAAATATACTATTGATGATTTTTTACCGCTATGGAATCTAGGTTATAGTATTATAGATATACACAATCTAACCGGCATTAGAAGAGATACTATAGCAAAATATTTACATAATGCCAATATCTCTCAAGATGAAATAAGTAGACGTGGTTTAATTTCACAAAGAAAATCACAATATACTTTTGATTTAGACGAAATGTATCGTCTATGGAATGAAGGCAAAAATTTAAAAGAAATTAAAGAATATTTTAATTTAGATATTAATAATAAAAGTATAAGTAAAACTTTAAAAGAGTTTTACGGTGTAACTCAAGAGGAAATCAAACAACGCGGTTTACAAACCCGTAGAAGGAGTAAATAATGACGAATTTTTTTGAACTTGGCATACAAAAATATTGGGCGCCCACGTCTACTACATCAGCAGAGGTACGCCGCACGAAACTAGAACAAGCTATTGAAAGTGGTGATTATATTTGGAGTGAAAAATTTGATGGGAATTTCTTACGAGGAATCATTACTCCAGAAAGAAATGCTCTACAAACACGAGGAATTAGCACTGTGACTAAAACCTATGGAGAGGTACAAAATAAAGTATTATTTTGGCAAGATGTGTGTAAAGCATTTACAAAAACTACTGTAATATTAGGCGAAGCTTATATTCCCGGGGCCATTGATAAAGATGTTGGAGCTATTTTACGTTGCTTAGATCAAAAAGCAATTGCTCGTCAAAAAGACATAGCTGTAGAATGGAGAATTTTTGACGTATTAGCATTAGATGGTAAAGAATTACTTGATTTACCTATTGAACAAAGAATTCAATATATTCCCATTGTAGTGAATCGTATTAATAATCCACTTGTTAAAGAAGTAACCTTCCACAATATGGATGAAAATTTCTTTGATGATATAGGAGAAATCTTCGCACGTGGCGGTGAAGGAGCGGTTTGCTATAAAAAGGGTATTTTATATACACCTGGAAAACGTAGTTCGGCTTGGACTACTATTAAAGTAAAGCAGGAAATTTCCTCTGAAATTGATGCTTTCATCAGTGATATTGTCCCCGGAGAAAAGATTTATACCGGCAAGGACTTAGGTTCTTGGCAATTATGGGAACAGCAACGCACTGGTGAAAAACTAATGGGATCCTATTTTGGTGAATATCGAACTGGCGGCGCCTATCTACCAATCACAAAGAATTATTATTATGGTTGGCCTGGCGCAATTCAAGTGTCAGTTTTAGATAATAATGGTAATGAAGTACCATTATGCAAAGTGTCTGGTTTAACTGAAGAATTTAAAACTTCTTTACGTGACGAGCCGGAACGGTGGATTGGTTGCCCTGTATCAATCTCCGGCATGATGGTAAGTTCTGCCAAAGCAGACTCCGAAGGAAATGGCATTTCAATACGCCATCCGCTGCTCAAGCGTATAAGAGAGAATGATATTTCTAAAGAAGACTGTACCCTTGCAAAAATTTTAAGTTAAGCGTAAGTAATTACGCTGAGGAGGTTCATATGAATTTAGATGAACTTTTTAGTATGGGACAAATGTATGGCTTTGATCCATGCACGTATCAATACTTTAATTAGTTAATAAATCATAGAACAATCGTATTTAATTGTGAAATTTAGTCCGACATTATTGAGCAGGTCTATATTCCACTAAAGCAGTTTGAAGAAGATGATTCCGATGAACCAGTAACCCTAATACTTAATAGTGTTGGCGGATCTGTCGCGGCCAGCTTCTTTGTAGCATACTATATCTCATAGTATTCTAAACCACTTAATATTATTGTTCCTGGCTACGCTTGTTCTATGGCGACCGTTATCTTAGCTGGCGGCGGAAAGAACGACAACGTAACAAGAATTTGTTATCCCTGCAGTTATGCTCTGATCCATGATGGTTATATTGCTATTGATGCACAGGAAGTAAAGACTGCCAATGATATTATGGCTTTTAATAATACCATTGACAATCAGATCCGACAATTCATCGTAGACAATACTAATATCACGGAAGAAGAGTACGATTCACATACTCGTCGCCAATGGTTCTTAACAGCAGAAGAAATGCTGACCGCTGGGTTAATCGATGAAGTATATGGATTAAAAACTGAGGAGTGATAATATGGGAGTAAAATACTGGGCAGATACCTCAGCAATATTACACAGTTAGGATATATTTAAAGATAAAGAAATTTTACTTAGCGCACTAACGTTACAAGAATTAGAACATATTAAGACTAAAGATAGAGAAAGTGAGCAAGTTAAGTTTAATGCGCGGAAAGCGGTTAAAAAGATCATAGAAGGGAAAAATTTAGAAGTCATAATTTCCGACAATAAGAAAATAGACAAGATGCTAAAGAAATATCCTTTCTTAGATAACATTAATGACCATCGTATTATTTGCGCAGCAGAACTCTATGCAATGAACGCACATGAGCCTGTTGTATTTCTAACTTCTGATGCCTTACAATACTTGCTCGCGCAGCGTATGTCTTTCATAGAGGCTCAATATGTAGAAGAAGCCACTATTGAAATTGACTTCAATGGCTGGAAAGAATATCATCCAAACATGGATGAACTTACTTCCCTATATGCTGATCCTACTAAAAATATCTTAAATTGTAAGCTCAATGAGTTTGCAAAGATTTATGAAGACAATGCACTTAAAGATGTACTATTCTGGGATGGTAATTCATATCGTAAGTTAAAATATAAAGACTTCGTTGCTCCAACCGGAGAACGGATCGTACCTCGTAACATTGAACAAAAGATGTACTTGGATTTATTACAAAATGATGACGTCCCAATTAAGTTATGTATTGGCCGCTTTGGTACAGGCAAATCAATGTTCGCAGAAACTTGGGCCGCACACCAGCTCCAAATGGGTAAGTACGATAAGATTGTATTCGTTAAGAACAACCTTGAAGTAAAAGGCGCAGGTAAGCTAGGTATTCTTCCTGGCGATGAAATTGATAAACAATATCCATGGCTACGTCAGATTGAAGATCATCTTGGACCTCAATTATTTGAACAATATATTCGTGAAGATAAAATTGAACCGGCGCACTTGTCTACGTTACGCGGCCGCGATTTAAAAAATTCTCTAATATTAGTCGATGAAGCTGAGAACTTATTAACTACAAATATTTAGTTACTATTAGGACGTGTTGGCGATGGAAGCTAGATTATCTTCTGTGCTGACATTAAGCAATGTGACTATAAAGACTCTAGTATGAGCGGCATTCCAAGGCTGGTTGAGCGAATGAGCGGCGACCCGCTATTTGGAATGGTTAAATTAGTCAAAACTGAACGTAGTAAAGTAGCAGCGAAAGCAGACTTACTAGATTAAATCTTAGGGACAAATCATTAGATTTGTCCCTCTTTTTTTATTTGACTTTTTCTGAAATTCATGTTATAATATAAAAAAATAGGAGAACAATTCTTATGGAAAAATTTTATATGTACAAAGAGTATTCTTTAGAAGAATACAAGGATGCCCTCAAAGAAATAGAAAATAGTAAAAACCCTGAATCAATGGTGTTCCTTATGGGATATTTAGGTGCTACTATTCTACAAAATAACTTAGTTTATGGTTTCCTTTATAATGAAGATGAAATAATAGATCTGAGTCGTCGTTCTTTAGATAAAACTAAACTTAGTGATATAAATGAAACCGCAGGACTCTTTGGAAGGTATATGGGTGCATTTTTATATTGCATACCCGACTTTCCAGAAAAATTTGTTTTAATTACTAAACCAAAAGGAGAATAAAATGGACAAAAAACGTAAGGATCAGTTAATTCGACTCGCTATCACTTTACCAATAGTTATTGTAATCACATGGTATTTATTTACTAAGGTTTATATTTACCCCAAAATTGAATTGTGGCGTGATGGCAACCGCGCACATACTACTTTGATAAAAGCAGAAGAAGGTTATACCTTTGCGGAAGAACCTTATTCTATTGAAGATACTGCAGAAGGTTATAATATTGTCATTCATATGACACAGAAATAATGGAGGCTAATATGGAGAACAAACCATTAGGATATCTCGGTGGAGATATTATGACTCGCGGTAGTAACCTCGCCCGTGAAGAAGAATACCAGAAGTTCTTAGATGCTGAACTTCCAGTTGAGGTTTATAGTCCAGTCTAGAACAAATCTATAAATGATAAGTCTAATATGACAGAGGAAGAAAACAATCATCTTGCTGAAAAGATTGTAGAAGCTGATGTAGAACGTCTCTGGAATAGTGACTTTACTGTATTATGCCCAGAACAGAGTGCTATTGGTACTATGTGTGAAATGGGTATTTTATATGGCTGGAAATATATGGCAGAGAAATTGTGGCACATATTTACATCTGTTGAACCACCACAGTTTGATTATGAAAATTCTACTGAAGCAGAAAGAAATGAAAGATCTTTAAAGTATATAGATGAAGTAGCTACCAAATTAGTTTATGAAATAAAACGTATTCTTGATAAGCAGAACTACGCTCATTACTTCGATATTCGTACTAACCATCTAAATGAAAAGGATTGGCGCCGTAGTTTCTCTATCAACCAATTCCTATATGGAATTATTCTCGCGGCTACAGTAGATGGTAAATTACATAACTCTTTTGATGAAATTCTTCCTCTTCTTAAAGAAGAATATGGAGAGGGGCATCTCGATGATTATAGTGATTGGAGGTAAAATATATGAAATCTATGGAATGGAAAACTTCAGATCAAGTATAGACGGCTAAAAATACAACCGGAACTACATCTGCTACTTATACTTTGGGTAACCAATCATATCAAGCAGAGAAAGGTTGGGAATGCCCACGTTGCGGCCGCATCAATGCCCCTTGGGTAAGACAATGTGATTGTGTTAGAAGTAATTGGACAATTACTACATGTGGATCATACCCTAAACAAGATGATTGGCTTACACACGTAACTTGTGAAGATACAGATATGTTTAGAATTCATCCAGAATCTATTACCTATACATGGGATAAAGGTGATAAAGATTCTCTAGTAGTTGGTGGTAGTGATTTTTGGGATGATGACAAGCACCAATGGGTAAACGTGCCATCAATTTCTATAAATACCGTTACAGATGGTAAATTCCATGCAGATAATGGAGTTCCATATACAATTAAAGGAGAATAAAAACAATGCTTTATAACATTAACGACCGACTTCCGGCAAAGCGGCTATTCGTCGCTGCCCTTCAGCAAGTAATTGCTTGCTTTGTTGCAACTATTCTAATTCCGCAAATTTGCGGTGTACCGATTGCTCCTGCTATGCTAGGCGCAGCATTAGGTACTTTAATCTATCAACTATTTACTAAAGGCCAGAGTCCAATGTTTATTAGTTCCTCTGGCGCATTTGTTGCCGCTGTAATTGGCGCGCTCGGTTTGGGAATGGCGCCGAACTATATGGCGGTATTCATAGGCGGCTTAATTGTATGTGCGGTTTACTTTGCTGTTGGACTTGCAATAAATCATTATGGAACAGCATGGATAAATAAGCTGCTACCGCCTGTTGTAATCGGCCCGATTGTTGCAGTTATTGGTTTAAACCTTGCAACTTTCATTCCAACCTATTTCCAAATCAATGGCGAATATAGTCTAATTGGATTTGGGCTTGGCATGCTAACATTGGTTATTACAGCCTTGATTTCTCATTATGGGAAAGGCTTTATTAAGAATCTACCATTCTTGGTAGCAATTCTAATTGTATACGGTATTTCCGCAATCCTAACTGCCTGCGGCGTACCAATTATTGACTTTAGTGTATTTAATGGAGTAAGACTATTCCAAGTTCCAGACTTTGCTTTCCTAAAGTTTGGCGCATTTGATTGGTCGCTATTACCTCAGATTCTACTATTATTCTTACCGCTAAGCCTTGTAGCTCTTGCAGAACATACATCTGACCATAAGGCATTAAGTGCTGTTATTGGTACTGACTTAACTCAGAAACCAGGACTTGGTTATACTCTAATGGGTGATGGCGCCGCTACCGCTCTTGGTACATTTATTGGCGCTATGCCTAATACTTCTTATGGTGAAAGTGTAGGCACTACAGGTTTCAGTAAGATTTGTTCTAAGTATGTAATTGCCCTTGCGGCGGTTATTATGGGTATCGCTGCATTTATTGGACCTCTTCAGGCCTTCCTTGTATCTATCCCAAGTGCAATCTTTGGTGGATGCGCAGCTGTCCTTTATGGATATATTACTCTATCCGGTATTCGTACCATTAAGGATAATAACATTGATTTAAATAATAACAAGAACGTTACTATTATTGCGGCTGTTCTTACTCTTGGAGTATCCGGTGCAGTATGTAACTTTGGAGTAGTAAGTATCGGAACAACAGCGCTAGCAATGCTAATTGGCATTGTCCTCAACCTTATCCTAAAGGAGAGATAATATGACTCTCAGAGGTAAACGAGCAGAATTAAATTTGCTCGAAGATTATTGTGATTTAAGAGAAGAGGAAAAACATATGTATCAAATAATTGATAAACGTGGCACGGGGAAGACCTCGCGCTTAATGTTGATAGCTAAAGAAACTGGCGCAACTATTGTTTGCGCCAATCCCTCTGCATTTTATAGAAAGGCTGAAGACTATGGAATAACAGGCTTAAAGTTTATAAGTTATGGTGAGTTTTTAGCTATGCGTCATTCTCAAGAGCGCTTTTTAATTGATGAAATTGAAGGTCTATTAAGAATTAAAAGTAATGGTGTAATTGGATATAGTTTATCTTTGGAGGATTAATATGCGTTTTACAGTTGGTATCGCCGTTAGGACAATGGAGCAAATGAAAGAAATATATGATTTAATTGTATCTAGGTGCCCTGATCCAAAAGGTGAAAAATTTGCTCGTAGGTCTGACGCGGCTTATAGAACAATAAATCTACCATTTGTCTGCGTCACAATTTTCCTTATAAGCTGCTCTAGAAACCTTCGATATAATATAATGTATGCTCCTCCACTTGAACAGCTTACTGAAGAAGAAATATTTGAGATCTTAACACCTTAGATCATTCAATTTCGTAAAGAATACTTACGCGATATTAACGAAATATATAAAGAATTTTCTGGAGAATAATAATGGAAAAGTATAATTATTTACGTGCAATAACTAATGACATAAAAGACTGGATGCGAGAAGAAACTAACTTTTCAAATGATGAAGTCCTTGACCGCGATCAGTTATGCGAGGGTCTATGGGATGAATTATTTGATATTGACGAAATTACTGGTAATGGTTATAATTATTATGATGGCGAAAATAAATGCTCTGAATATTTAACCAACAACTTTGATTTACTATATGAAGCAATAAAAGAATATAACCCTGATGATGATGTTATGTCCTTAATTGAGCATTATGAAAATGAAGATCTTGCACGATACTTTGATTGTACTATTAGATGCTATCTTCTAATGAAAGCAATCAATCAAGCCATTGACGAACTCGCGGCAGAAGGCTTCTTAAAGATTTGACTTTTATTAAAATTATGATATAATTATTATAGAAATAAAAAGAGTATACTTATCCTTTATCGGATAGGTATATTTTTCGTACCAAGTGTGTGCGTTTTAATACAACTTAAAATTTGGAGAGATAATATGACATTACAAGAAGGCCAAAAAATGGTAGAATTTAGTTTTAAATTCTATGATACAATTGATTTTGAACCATATCTTACTCATGAATATTGCATGGATATTGATGATATACAAGATAAATTAGAGAAATATTATGATGATGAACATCCAGAATTACTGCCTAAAGAGTTAGAAGGTTATTTCTTTAATTATGTAGACAGCCAAGAATTTGCAGAATATTTAAAGAACAGATATGATTTATATATGAATACCGAATATATTGAAAAACATTATATTTGTTATAAATAATTGGAGGATATATCTTTGATACAAGTTATTATAGAACAATTTAAACAATATATGGAAGATAATAACTTGACTCAAGGGGAAGCCGCGGAACTTGTAGACATTAGTCGAACACATTTAAATAAAGTTTTAAATGGGCGCGAAACGCCATCAATGGCTCTTCTAATGCGGATCGAAAAAGCAATGGAGGACGATGATGGCTAATTATAAGAATCAAAAAAAAATGGATATTCTTAATGCAGATTTGATTGAACATAAGTCAGGTGACCCAACTGAAGGTTATTATCCGCCATTTGAATACAAGTATATTGATACTGCCGCAAGAGAGCTTAACGGAAACGCATTTAAGATTTGGCTTTACTTACTACGATGGAAAAATAAAGGTTATGTGTTCTTCTCGCCGGCGGCAATTGAGAATGCTATGGGAATTAAAAAGTCAAGTGTAACCGACTCTATAAAAGAATTAAAACTAAAAGGAATTATCTTGGAGGATACTGAGAGTGAAAACAAACTATACTTTAATGCGGTGCCGGATAGCTGGAGAGAGTAGTTTTCCGAAAATCCATTATAAATCAAAAAACGAAAATCGTACCATTGAATCCGAAAATCGTACCATTCACTCTGAATGATACGAAAACCGTACCAAGTTATATTATTTTTCGTACCATTGCGTTCGAAAATCGTACCATTAGTTCGAAAACCGTACCATATGGTACGAAAATCCTATGAGTAATATTAATATAAATAATATATAATTAATAAAAAATAATATAATATAAATAATATGGTCTGCGCTTGCGCAGACAAAGAGGTAACATGATAAAGAATACAGAAATGATGTTCGCGCAAGCACATAAAGATTTTCCGCTTGCTATAAAATATCCTAATGATATTAACACCTGTACTCATAATTACAATTTTGCTGTGTACTGTGATAATGTATGGGATATAGTAAGATGTACAAAATGTGGTTCTGAAAAGATAATTCCCTGTACTTTTGATGAAGATTATGATTAAGGAGAAAAAAGATAACTATGAAAGCGTCAGAAGCAATGACATTAACTAAACACGCATATGAAGGTAAAGATTTAATTTCAAGAATAAGACTTGCTTGGTATTGCGGCGTACTTAATTCAAGAATTAAGCGTAATGCTAAAGCAGGATCTACTGAAACTAGGATTCAGAACGTAAATCGAGAAAATGCTCTACGGTATTTTCCATTTATGGCTGAATGTTATGAAGATGAAGGATATTTTGTGCTCTATCAAAATGATTATAACTATAGTAATGATTTTATAGTAATTTGGGATAAAGAAAAATATTTAAAAATGGAAACGTATACTTACGACTACCATACAAAGGTCAAAACAATAAATTGACAAATTATCAAATTTATGCTATAATATAGTGTAATGAGGAAGAAAATGAATGTAATGATTTTAAAAATGTGTGAACCTCATAGTTGGGTTTATACAGACGACTTAATATATAAATTTAACTCCTTTTTATATGGAGCGAAGGGGTACGCTGAAACAGGAAGAAAGCCTGATTTTCGAATGCAAGAAAAAATTGATTTTGAAACTTTACAAAATGGTTTACAATTTCAATTTGATCATCACCCTGATAAAGAAAGATTACTCCTTCTAACTGAATCTTCAGAAGAAGAAAATCAATCACTAATTGATATGTTAAAACAAGTTAAAATTGATGATAAAGATTATATACTTTGTATAATTGTTTGCAATGATTTTTAAGGAAGTGATGAAATGCCAACACAAAAATATGACATTGATTCAATTCAGAGCCTTGACTTCCGCGAAGGTGTGCGGACTCGTATTCAAATGTATCTTGGATCGGATGACATTGAAGGCACGTATCAAGCTCTGAAGGAGATTATAAATAACAGCACTGATGAAGCACTCGCAGGTTATGGTAAGAAAATCGTAATCTGTGTTGATGAAAAGGAGAATGCAGTATCCGTTCGAGATTATGGCCGCGGCGTCCCGTTTGGCAAAAGAGAGGACGGAGAAAATGTTCTTGTATCTATCTATACAAAATCTCATACAGGTGGTAAGTTTGACCACAACTCATACAAGAACGCCTCTGGTCTAAACGGCATTGGTGGTTCTTGTGTTTGCTTGTCTTCTAAGAAGTTTAGAGTTGTAAGTTTCCGTAATGGCGTTCGCGCCAATGCAGTCTTTTATGAAGGTAACTTAACTGCCTATAGCGAAGAGCATACAAGAGAAAAGGATGGCACTTATATTTGGTTCATCCCAGATCCACAAGTTTTTTGCAACGGTACAATTGGATATGATTATGAACGTATTTGTAAAGATATTCAAGATATTTCTTATCTTTATCCTGGTATCGAATTTGAAGTGCTTAAGCGTGAAAATAATGAAACTATTGAATCTAAGAGTTTCTGCGCCAAAAATGGTATTGTAGATTTTGTAACTAATAATGTTAAAAAGCCGCTCCATAAGCATATACTCACAGCCTCTGCCAGTGACGGGACAGATAGTATAGAAATTGCTTTACAATGGGGCGTAAGGAGCGAAACCGCATATGTATTTGTAAATGGTCTTAGATGCCCCGAGGGCGGCACACCCGTCACTGGCGCTAAAACGGCTATCACAAAGACCTTTAATACTTTGGCTGATGCATCATTTGAAGGAGAATA